CCTTGAAGGACAGCGCCAACCCGTTCTTCAAGTCCAAGTACGCGGACCTCGCGTCCTGCTGGGACGCCTGCCGCAAGCAGCTCGCCGCCAACGACCTCGCCGTCATCCAGACGACCGAGATCGGCGAGACCGGGGCCATCCTCGTGACCACCCTCGCGCACTCGTCCGGGGAATGGATGCGCGGGTACCTGCCCATCCTGACCAAGGACGCCGGTCCGCAGGGACAGGGCTCGGGCATCACCTACGCCCGCCGCTACGCCCTCGCCGCCATAGTGGGCCTCGCCCAGATCGACGACGATGCCGAGGCGGCGCAGGCCCGTGGCAAGCCCGAGGCCAAGCCCGACCCCGACCTCGCCAAGAAGGTGGCCGAGTGCCAGACCCTCGCCGACCTCACCGCCCTGTTCAAGGGGCTGACCGAGGCGCAGCGTCAGGCGTCCTCCGGCATCTTCGCCGCCCGCAAGAAGGAGCTCGGCTGATGGAGCAGCGCACCCCCGAATGGTTCGCCAAGCGGCTCGGGCTCGTGACCGCCAGCCGGATAGCCGACGTCATGGCGAAGACCAAGACCGGCGCGTCGGCCTCCCGCAGCGGGTACATGGCCGAACTCCTGACGGAACGCCTCACAGGACAGCCCACGGAGGGCTATAAGAGCCCCGCCATGGACAGGGGCATCGAGCTAGAGCCCGTCGCCAGAGCCGCCTACGAGGCGCGAGAGGGCGTTCTGGTGGACGAGGTGGACTTCGTGCGCCACCCCATCCTCGAGGCCGGGGCGTCCCCGGACGGGCTCGTCGGCGAGGACGGCCTCATCGAGATCAAGTGTCCGAACACGGCCACGATGCTCGAGTACATCGAGGACCGCTCCGTCCCCCGCAAGTACCTCCTGCAGATGCAGTGGCAGATGGCCTGCACCGGTCGCAACTGGTGCGACTTCGTGGCCTTCGACCCACGGCTCCCGGAGCATCTGCGCCTGCTCGTCATCCGGGTCCCGCGAGACGAGGGCGTCATCGCCGAGATCGCGGGCGAGGTCGGGCGGTTCCTGACCGAGCTGCGGGACCGGGTCGAGCACTTGCAGACGGTGCGCCTGTGACCCTCGTCACCGGGTACTTCATCCAGCGCGAGGGCTGGGGCGGGTGGGAGGACGTACCGGCGCACGTTCTGGAGCACGTCGGCCACAAGCCGAACCCCTACCTCGACATCAACCACGCACAGGCCGCGCTCGACGCAGCCGAGGCTTTCGGCGACGAGAGACACCGTCTCGTCGGTCGCCCCGTTTCCATCAACCAGGAGTGATGACTATGCCTGAGTACGACAACACGAATAAGGGAGCACTCTTCAAGAACGAAGAGAAGCGCCCAGATCGAGCCATGAAAAACCCTGACGGCACCGAATGGGTTATGAAGGACTCCGACTATAGCGGCGAGGCCGACATTAACGGGGTGCTGCACTTTGTCGATGGCTATTTGCAAAAGAGCAAGGCCGGAAAGACCTACATGAGGCTCAAGTTCAAGCCTAAGCAGCAGCAGCACGAGCGCCCGAAGACCCTCGCGGAGCAGAAGCCCGAGGAGTTCATCGACGACGATATCCCGTTCTGAGGCGGGAGCGTAGATGAACCGCATCTTCCCCAAAGGCACCACGCCTGACCAGATCGCTTCGGCGATCTCGGTCATGGTGCGGTGGCTAGACCCCGGCAAGTCCTGGAAGGTCACGCTGGAGGAGTTCAAGCCCCGGCGCTCGGACATGCAGAACGCCTTCCTCTGGGGCGTCGTCTACCCGTCCATCCTCGAGGGTGGCGGGGAGGCGCTGGCAGGCTGGCAGAAGGACGACCTGCACGAGTTCATGCTCGGCGAGCACTTCGGCTGGGAGACGCTCACGCTCGGCGGGAAGACCGTCCACAAGCCGGTGCGCCGCTCGTCCCGACTCAACAAGCAGGACTTCTCCGACTACCTCGAGTTCCTGTCCCGCCGCGCCGCAGAGCTCGGCATCGTGATACCCGAACCGTCCTATGGAGAACACACATGACGCAGACCGAACAGATCCGCGCCCACTTAGTATCGGGCCGCGATATCACCCCGCTTGAAGCCCTCGACCGCTACGGCTGCTTCCGGCTCGCCGCTCGGGTCGCTGACCTTCGCGCCACCGGCCTCGATGTCCAGACCGTGACGGAGGAGCGGAACGGCAAGCGGTACGCCCGGTACCGGCTCGTCGGCCAGCTCGAGCTCGTATGAACCTACGCAAGCAGGCACGAGGCCGGGGCTGCACCGTCAGGCTCCCCGGCGTCTGCAACCACAACTCCGAGACGGTCGTCCTGGCGCACATCCGCATGGCCGGGATCTCCGGCATGGGGCTCAAGGCCGACGACCTGCTTGGAGCATGGGCCTGCTCTGCCTGTCACGACGCCATCGATCGCCGCTCCCACACCGAGCTCGAGCGCGACTATGTGCGGCTGGCCCACCTCGAGGGCATGGTCCGCACCATCGCGCAGTTACGCTCCGAGGGGCTCGTCTGACTTACGGCCCAGCATCGCGCCATACGCCACCGCTGTAGAAGTACAGCTTGTTGTTCGTGGTATCGACCACGATCGGCGCGAAGCCGGTCACCGTGGTCGGCGTTCCGGTCGGTGTACCCGCGCATGTCGGCACATAGAGGAACCCGTTCGTCGCGGTCGTGGCAACTGCACCAGCGCCGACCGACACGTTGCCCGCAGCGGTGAGAACCACCCGGTTAAGACCGGCGCAGCTAAAGGTCATCGTCAAAGCTTGGGTCTGGCTGATGATGGCGTTTCCAGCCGTGTCCACGCCAACCACCGTGCCATTAACGCCAGAGTTGCTGTTTCCAAACGACACAGCCGTTTGCGTCGATCCGGCTCGATAGAGACTCAGCACCTGCGTCGGAGCATTTCCGGCAGAGATGCCGACGTTTCCGTTGGACTCGACCCGCACCGCGTTCGTGCTGTTGGTCGAAATGCCGAGGGTATTGGCAGCAGGCAGATACACGCCGTTCGCCGGAACTGTCGTGCCGGTCACAGCGACACCAGCCGCAGAGACTTGGCGTCCCGCAGTCAGCTCGGAAACCGTAGCGCGAAGGGTGCTGCCACTCTGCACAAGCGGCACGGATTCAGTGCCAGCAAGCGGGGTTGCAGCGGTCGAAAGTTGCGATATTTTCTTGTCAGCCATTTTTCATCTCCTGTCAGGTCTGGGTGCCGACGACGGTGCCGTCGGTGTCGCTGGTCGGCAACGAGCCGTTCTTGATGCGCAGGTCGCCGGTTGAGTCGGACCACAGATAACTCTGCGTTCCACCGATGGAGCCAGGAAGCGGCGTCGGGTTCAACCAACCGAGCGCGGTCGTGGCGACAGTCGCGTTCGTCCCGCCGCCGAAGATGCTGCCGACGTAATACTTCGTCGCGTCGCCGGATTGGACAGCATACCCGCTTGCAGCGTTCGTGACCTGCGAGGCCGCGCTTGTCACCTCAATGGTCGGGGTGCCGTTGTTGTCGTAGAGGTAGCAATAGTACCGGGTGTTTGCCAGCACTCCGGCCAGCGGCACCGCTATGCCCGTTGACGGAATCTGATGCTCAATCCACTCGCCGGAGGTCGAGGCCACGCCGCCGCCGCTCTGATCTCGCGGGCCGCGCAACCGCATCGGGACGCTGCGACCCTCTCCGATGTATGCCTTCGGACGGAACACAACCTCCGTTGAGGACAGTATGGCGATTTCATTGTTGTTCTGGATGTTGTCAAACAACCATCCATCAAACCGCACTTGGCCGGGATAATCCATGTTCTCCCAGTTCGTGTTGCGGACGCGGCACGAATTGAGGTCGGCATTCACTCCGCTGATCTTGAATGCGGTGTAGGGGTTGTTCAAAGATGTTGCGCGAACCGTGGTGTTCTCAATGTTCACCTGCCGGATGATGAAGCTGCCCGCTTCAAACTCAAACCCGGTCTGGGCAACGTAGTCGTTGTTGTTGTAGATCTGGCAGTTGACTGCGTTGAAAACGAGGATGCCACGGCAGAAAAGACTGCGCTTGAAGCAATTCTCAAAAGTCACGCTACGCAAATCAACGGTCTGCCCGGAACCGGCCTCACCCTTGATGAACAACCCGACGTTCTGGGTGCCGTTGGCAAAGCCGCACGACTCCATCGTCAGAATCTGACCCTTCCAGATCATGCCACCAGATGGCGGGATGTACGGATTGAGAGGATCGTCGGTGCCGTTCGACTGGAAGAACACTTCGCGCAGGTAGGTATAGGAACCCTCGTTGCGATTGGCCGACCCATCGGCCTTGATGCCCCACCCCTTGCAAGCGTCAATCCAACATTGAGTCATGCTGAACATGTTCCAGCCGTCATCGATGTAGAGCCCGTTCTTGAGCTCGACGCCGTGGCTCGTCATGTCCTTGATGTAGACGTGATGGATGTCGATTTGGTAGCCATTAAGAACGCGGATTCCGACCGTTTCCGGCGTTGCGGTCGTGTTGACGATGGCGAGCTCGTGGATAAGCGAGCCCATCGCAGCTTCGTAACTGCCGCCATGCGAGCCGCTGTCGATGTCGATGAGCGGCTTGTTCGCGGCCTGATGGTTGAGAAAGGTCTTGACCATGCCGTCGCCCATCAGCTTGATGCCGGGGCTCGTAAAGCCGAAGGTCTTGGAGACGTTGTATGACAACGTGTTCGTGATCTTGTAGGTGCCAGCGGGGATATACACCGTCCGACCGGCTGCGGCGTTGATGGCGTTCTGGATGGCGAGCGTGTCATCCGCGCCGCCGTCACCGACCGCGCCGAAGTCCTTCACGTTCACGAAGTCGCCCAACTTGCTGTTCACCGAGCGCGGCACCGCGCCAGCGCCGGACTGCGTGAAGATGTCGAGCGAGGCATCGACCCCGACCGTCGCGGTCGGGACACCGTTCGCATCGAAGGAGAGGAACTTGCTCGCCCGAGCACTGGCCGCAGGAACCTGCGATGACATCACCGCATCAGATGCAGGGAACTTGATCGATCGCGCAGACTCCTCGCCGAGCTGCTGGGCAAGCATGGTCGCCTTGTCGAGCGCGGTCTCGAGCGACTCAGCCGGGAGCCGGTCGTTCGGCAGCAGGTCGGTCTCCTGCGTCGCCTCGATGTTGCGCCGGATCGTGACCGTTACCGCCGCAGCAGGGGCCACGAGCATCGTCACCGTCCCGCCAGCCTCGACCCCAGCACCCGCCACCGTGTAGTTGGTGGTCAGCGCCTGGACGGTCTCGGTCGTGCCGGTGCGCAGGATGACCTGCAGGTCAGCCGCCTCGAGGAAGTAGAACGGCACCGCAAAGGCAGTGGTCGACCCGTTGCCGGTATAACTGACCTTGCTCGTCGTGGATGATACGGTCATCTGTCACTCCCTCGGAGGTCCATACAGGACCTCATACATGAACTGTTGCGGACTCTCCGGGTTCCTCTCGTCGTTCAAGACATCCATCGTGTACTCGCCGCTGATCCGCACCTGACGGGTCGGCAACCCGAAGATGTACCCGCTGCTCTCAAACAGATCCCATGCGACGTCATTGAACTCCCGGTCCCCGGCCAGCACATCCGACGTCCGCATGAACGTGCGCCCGACCTTCTCAATCGACCCGGCGACCGGCGACAGCCGCCAACTCGGCTGGAACGCCATCTCGCCCTCGCCGGTCAAGTTTATCATGGTGGCCTCGACCACCCCAGAACCTTCCTTGAGGATCGGCACCGAGGCCAACGGGTAGAGCAGCATCTTGCGGATCGCCCACCACGTCTCGTCCTCATCCTCATCCGGGCCGCGCCCCGCCAGGATTTCGCCCAGCACCGCCGGCAGGATGACCAGCGCCAGCATCCGGGCGACCGCCCGGGGCATGTCGCGCACCCGGCGGGTGGTCGCGCCGACATCCCGCATCCGGGCATACAGCACCGAGAACGGGGTGTAATACATGGTCAGCAGCTTCATCAGCTCGTTGTCGCGCTGCACCGCTGCAAGGTCTTTAGCGCCCGCTGCGCCCTGCGAGAGCCGGACCGCCCTGTCCCCTGCCCGGATGGCGTCCTCCTCCCCTAGGCCCTCTGCGAGCGCCTGACGGTATGCCCCGATCCATGTCGGGATGGTGATCTGCCGGTCGGCCATCGCGGTCAGGTAGAACGCGGACCGGCGGATGGCCGCCAACGGCCCGACCTCGCCACGCAAGGTGCGGAGACTGTCGCGGACGTCGCGGTCGATGTTGTCGGACCGGAACTTCATCTCGCCCGACCGATCGTAGACGAACTGCTCGAGGGTCTCGCGGTGGGTGGACCACGGCCCGAACCGGTTGTAGTCGATGAGCGCCTGGGTAAAGAAGCGCGGCTTGACGGTGTCGAGCGCGGGGCCGATGCCGGCGAACTGCGCCATCATGGTCGTGACCTTCCAGCCCATCGTGACGATAGCCATGTTGGTGCGGAACTGCATGATCGCGCGCGAGAACACGTTCCCGGAGTGCAGGGTGTCGGCCCGGTCGGACACCAGTACCTGCATCCACTTGGTGAACTCCCGGTAGCGGGCCTCGCCTAGCCGGTCAATCATCACCTCTTTGATCTCCTCGTCCTTGAGGATCTTGTTGAGGCTGAAGATGGCCTCGCGGTGGGAGATGTCCTTGATGACCTTGGTCAGGTGACTGGTCAGCACCTGCTCGTAGTCGAGCCGCACCGCCGCCTTCAGGTTCTCGACGCGCTGCTTGGTGTAGCCGCGGTCGGTCCGCGCGCGACCGTAGGCGTTCGACATGAACTGCGAAACCGACTCGGTCGCCTCGGCCTGCTTGTCGCCGACAGCCGAGAGCTTCGGGTCATAGGCTAGCGGGAAGTACCCGCCGCGGTAATCACCGAACCGGGTCTGCACCACACGCGGGTCCACCTTCGGCGGCGCCACGCCGGACGTGCGCTCCTCAAGCGCCTTAATCTCCGGCCACAGGGAATTGACCGCATCCCAGATGCCTTGGATGTAGTCCCAGTCCTCCTTCGCCAACTTGCCGAGCGCGGCGTTGATGGAGGAATCGCTCCACCCGTACCCGTCCCGCAGCCGCTGGTAGTTGCTGTCATTGCCGACGTTCATGGCGATGCTGATGAGCGTGTAGCGGGTGACCGGAGATTCGATTCCGGGCAGCAGCACATCGACCTTGTCGGTCAGGGAATCGCCCCAGCCCTTCGGCATCGACTCGGTTAGGTCCTGAATCTTCTGGGTCACCATCGCGTGGAGCTCGTATTCCTTCACCTGCGCGTCATTCGCCAGGTCGAACACGAACCGCGCCCACGGCCCGTCAATCTTGCCGTTGTCCAACCACTCAACCATCTGCTCGACCTTGAGGATGGCGGCATCGAACCGCCGCCACGCCTTGGCCCCGCGCGCGCGCAACGGCTCGCCGACCGTGTTGGGGATGCGGAGCTCGCCGGTCGTGGCGAGGCGATCGGACTCGGTCGCCGACTTGATGAGCTCGTCCTTGGTCTCTTGGAACTCCACCGCCGCAG